TTGATGATAGAACCTTGTTTTTTATTTATGAACTTGATAAAAAGGCTGAATGGTGGGATGCAAATAATTGGATTAAAGCTAACCCAGGACTGGGAACTATTAAGAAATTAAGAGCTTTACAGGATAAAGCTAAGAGAGTAGCAAGCAATTTAAGATTAGAAAAAAACTTTGTATGTAAAGAGTTTAATATAAGAGAAACGAGTTCCGAATCATGGCTAACATTTGACCAATTAAATAATACAGATACATTTAATATAGAAAAATTAAAGCCTAGATATTGTGTTGCTGGAATAGATTTAGGAGCTACTACAGATTTGACTTGCGCGACGATAATATTTAGAGTACCTGATGATCCGATTCTGTATGTGAAACAGATGTATTGGTTACCAGGTGATTTATTAGAAAAAAGAATTAAAGAAGATAAAATTCCTTATGACATATGGCTAGATCGAGGCTTATTAAGGATAAGTGAGGGCAACAAAGTAAATTACAAAGATGTTACTAAATGGTTATTAGAAGTTCAGAATGAAATAGATATTTTTATCTATAAAATAGGTTATGACAACTGGAGTTCAACATATCTTGTAGATGAGTTAAAACAGAATTTTGGGAAGACCGTGCCCGAGCCAGTAATCCAAGGTGCAAAGACATTCTCAAGCCCAATGAAAAGATTTGAATCGGATTTGGAAGCAAAAAAAATAAATTATGGTAATAACCCAATTTTAAAATGGAATTTAAGTAATGCTGCTATAAAGACTGATAGCAATGACAATATAGCTTTAGTAAAAACAAGTAATCCAAGAAGAAGAATTGATGGTGTAGCATCATTATTAGATGCATATATTGTGTATGAAAATAATTATGATGATTATTTAAATATGATTTAGAAGGAGGTGAAACCTTGGAGAAAAGAAGTCTATTTGGTAAAATATTTGGTAATAAAAAAGATACTGCAATGAGATTGAATAGATTTGAACTACTATCAGGTAATAATGTCAATTATACTCCCTGGAGCGGGGATATATTTGATAGTGATATAGTGAGATCCGCAATAAGGCCAAAGGCTAATGCAGTAGGAAAGTTAAGCCCTAAACATATAAGAGGGTATGGGGAGGACATGAGTATTAATCCAGATCCTAGAATAAGAGAAATTTTGCAAAGGCCTAATCAATATATGTCAATGCAAGATTTTTTAATGAAAATGACATTTCAAAGAGAAATATATCATAATGCTTTTGCTTATGTAAAAAGAAATCCCTTAGGGCAAGTGGAAGAAATATATCCAATTCCTTACTCTCAAGTAGAACTGTTGGAATGCCAAAATGAAATGTTTGCTAAATTTAGATTTAGGGCAGGCAAAACAATGACAGTACCATATGAGGACCTAATTCATTTAAGGAAAGACTTTAATAACAATGATGTATTTGGGGATTCAGGTATGAATTCATTAAACAATCTTATGGAAGTAATTAATACTACAGACCAAGGAATAATAAAAGCAATTAAAAATTCTAATGTCATAAGGTGGTTATTAAAGTATAATCAAGCATTAAGACCAGAGGACATAAAGAAAAATACTAAAGATTTTGTAGATAATTATTTATCTCTTGAAAGCGAAACTGTAGGAGCAGCTGCAACGGATGCAAAAGCAGATGTAATACAAGTAGAGCCGAAAGACTATGTACCCAATGCAGTTATTAGCAAGGAGCATAAAGAAAGGTTATATAGTTATTTTGGAGTAAATGAAAACATAGTACAAAATAAATATGATGAGGATGAATGGATAGCTTTCTATGAAAGTGAGGTTGAACCTATTCTTATACAATTGTCAAACGCCTTTACAAAGGCTTTTTTTAGTAAAAGAGAAATAGGCTATGGTAATAGAATAGTGTTTGAGGCAAATAACTTAGCTTATGCAAGTATGAAAACCAAATTGGAACTAGTACAATTTGTAGACAGGGGGATAATGACACCAAACGAAGTAAGACAAATACTTAACTTAGGCCCTATTGTAGGTGGGGATGTACCAGTTAGAAGGTTAGATACCGCACCAGTAGAAGATGATGGGAAGGGAGTTGATAACAATGGAGATGGATCCACTGGAGAAGATGGAGAAACTAACTAAAGATGGCAGGGACTTTAGAAGGTTTGCAAAGTTTGAAGTTAGAACATTGGAGGAAAATGAAGAAAAAGAATTGTGGGTTGAAGGTTATGCAGTCAGATTTAATGAACCTACAATTCTTTGGGAGTATGACGGTAAAGAATATAAAGAACAAGTAGATGATAGAGCTTTTGATGATGCTGATATGTCAGATGTCATATTTAACTATAATCACTCTGGTAAAGTGATGGCCAGAACAAGAAATAAGACATTACAACTAAGCATAGACGATAAAGGCCTTTACATTAAAGCTAGGGTAGATGGTACAGAAGAAGGAAGAAAAATATATGAAGAAATCAAGGGTGGTTACATTGATAGAATGAGTTATAGCTATACAGTAACAGAAGCTGCATATGATTCGGAAAATAGAATTAGAACAGTAAGAAAAATTAAGAAACTATATGATGTATCAGCGGTAGATATTCCAGCATATGATACTACAAGCATTTATGCTAGAAGTTTAATAAATGCTGAGGAAGAGGCAGGAAAGAAGCTTAAGGAAGTAGAAGAAAAAAGAAAAAGATTAATATTGTTAACACAACTTTAGTGCCTGGATAGGTGCTTTTTTATATCTTTATTTGCAAATTCACACTTTAAACTGGATAGGGAAAAGTGAGTTCTGGATAGCTTGAAGGAGCAAATGGGATAAGCCAACTAAAATAATTATATTGGAGGATTAAATAATGGATAGACTTAAAGAAATAGAAAAAAGGTTAGCAGAAATAAGAGGCTTATTAACAAAAGGCGAAGGTAATGTAGACGAGTTAGAAAAAGAAATTAAAGAGCTACAAGAAGAAAGAAAAGAATTAGAAGCAGCAGAAAAAAGAAAAACTTTAGCTGATCAATTGAATGATGGTTCCACAGAAGGCAGAGCAATAGATAAACCTGAAATGGATTTACCAAAGGAAAATGGAGCAGAAAAAAGAGGTAAGGCTCTTAAAGAAAATAGGTCAGTAACAGTTGGTGCATCAAGTGTTATACTACCACAACACCAAGCAACCGATATTAACCCAACTTTTAATGAAGTATCTTCATTAATTGACAGAGTTAATATTAAACCTTTAATTGGGGGTGAAAGTTTTAAACAAGCATATATCAAAGGATATGGTGACGGTGATTATACAGCAGAAGGAGCAGATTATGCAGGCGCAGAACCTGTATTTGGATATGCGGACATAAATAAAACTAAAGTAACAGCATATGCAGAAGATACTGAAGAATTGGCTAAACTTCCAGCAGCTGATTATGACCAAGAAGTTATGAAAGGTATATCAATAGCAAGTAGAAAGAAAATCACTAGGGAAATATTAGTAGGTGATGGTGCAACTGGTCATTTTGTAGGCATATTTTCCGATAAAGCCACAGCTATAGCCCCAGATACAGATAAAGAACTATCAAAGATTGATGAAACTACACTAGATGAAATAGTTTATTCTTATGGTGGAGATGAAGATGTAGAGGATGTGGCAGTATTGATTTTAAATAAAATGGATCTAAAAGCATTCGCTACTCTTAGAAATCCAGATGGTAAAAAAGTATATGATGTAAAACCTAATGGTAATGTAGGAACTATAGATGGAGTACCATATATTATAAATAGTGCTTGTAAATCTATAGCAAAAGCTACAGCAGGCCAATATTGTATGGCATATGGTCCATTAAGCAACTATACTATGGCAATATTTTCAGACCTAGATGTTCAAAGATCCACCGACTATAAATTTAAGCAAGGTATGATTGCGCATAAAGGATCTGTATTTGCAGGTGGTAACGTAACATCATACAATGGATTCTTAAGAATTAAGAAAGGTACAGCAGTATAGGAGAGGGTTTTTCCCCTCTCCCTTTAGTGTGCCCAGCATGGGCAATAACTTGGTGGTGAAAGCCCACTACGGACTTGGTAGTAGGAACCGTTAGCCA